GGAAAGAACACGCACCCTAAGTTTATCAAGTTTAACGGAACCAAAGTGAAAAGGAGATAGGTATGTCAGATTATGTGAGTTTACAAGACGAGGACTTTATCATCCGTGTACGACCAAGCGTAGCTGGCGGCGGCATGTGGACAGGAGAGGTTGATATTGCAATTATTGCACAGCCAGATAATCCGCTTGACGATGAAGGCTATAGCCAACTTATGCACTTCTGCAAGATGATATGTTCTACTGTACCTATCATGGAACAAGACGAGACTATTCGTAATCTCGTGCATACATATGTCATGGAAGTTGTTGACAACGAGGAGGGTTTTGATGTAGAACTAGAGCAGGAGTTGGGTGTTGAGAAAGAGTATGACGGTAACGTCGTTCACCTGACATTCAACAGCAAGACAGGAGGTTCAGCATGAGACACGAGGATTACATGAAGATGCGTATGATGGAGGAAATCAATGGCACCGCTGACCGTATCAGCGACAAACTGGATATGGTCAACAGTCCTCCGCACTACAATCAAACAGGCATTGAGTGCATTGACGCCATTGAGGCAGCTACAGGTGACGGCTACGAGTATTACCTGCAAGGCAACATCATGAAGTATGTGTGGCGGTATCGCTACAAGAATGGTACAGAAGACTTGAAGAAAGCACGGTGGTATCTTGACAAGCTGATTACAGAAGTGGAAGGCTTCTATGATGAGAGTTAAGGTATACATTACAATTGATATTGACCCCGATGAATATCCAATCCCTGCTGATGAAGATGTCGGTGCAGAGATTGAGGATGGTATCCGCGAGTATTTCTACGACGTGGATGGAGCCGACATCAGACATATAAAAACACTAACGGAGTGACACAATGAACAATTATCTACCAACAGACTACCAGAACTTCATTGCCCTATCCCGGTATGCCCGATGGAAGGAAGATGAGCAGCGTCGTGAGACATGGGGAGAGACAGTCGCACGATACTTTGATTACATGACAGAGCATCTCAAGTCCAAGCACAAGTACGTCCTGTCAGATGAACTGCGTGGAGAACTTGAAGAGGCGGTGTTAAACCAAGACATCATGCCAAGCATGAGAGCATTGATGACTGCTGGCCCCGCACTAGACCGGTGCCACGTCGGCGGTTACAACTGCTCCTACGTACCTGTGGATAATCCTCGTGCCTTTGACGAGACGATGTACATCCTCATGTGTGGCACTGGTGTAGGCTTCTCCGTGGAACGTCATCACACGGACAAGCTGCCAATCGTCAACGAAGATATGCACAGTACAGATACTGTTATCAAGGTTGGCGATTCTCGTCCGGGCTGGGCCAAGTCCCTGCGTGAACTCGTGTCACTCCTGTACGCAGGACAAGTACCCCAATGGGATACGTCAGAGGTTCGCCCTGCTGGCGCACGTCTCAAGACCTTTGGTGGTAGAGCAAGTGGCCCAGCCCCACTTGAGGAATTGTTCCAGTTTACTGTGGACATGTTCAAGAAGGCAGCAGGTCGTCGCCTATACCCTATTGAATGTCATGACCTCATGTGCAAGATTGGGGAGGTTGTTGTCGTCGGGGGTGTCCGGCGCAGCGCACTCATCTCACTGTCTAACCTCAATGATGACCAGATGCGTCATGCCAAAGCAGGTCAGTGGTGGGAGAACGAAGGGCAACGTGCGCTGGCTAACAACAGCGTTGCCTACAAAGAGAAGCCACAGATGGGTACGTTCATGCGTGAATGGCTTGCCCTGTACGAGAGCAAGTCAGGTGAACGTGGTATCTTCAACCGTCAGGCTGCAAAGAAGCAAGCATCCCTGAATGGTCGGCGTGATGCAGAGCAGGACTTTGGCTGCAACCCTTGCAGTGAAATCATCCTGCGTCCGTATCAGTTCTGTAATCTGTCGGAGGTTGTTGTCCGTGCATCAGACACACAGCAGTCACTGACAGAGAAGGTTCGCCTTGCCACAATCCTTGGCACGTTCCAGTCCACACTGACTGACTTCAAGTATCTGCGTAAGATTTGGAGGAACAACACGGAGGAAGAACGGCTGCTTGGTGTATCACTTACAGGTATCATGGACAACGCTATGATGTCTGGTAAGTCAGCACACCTTGGCATGAACATTGCTGCTACACTCAATGCACTCAAGGAAGTAGCGATAGACATGAACTGCGTTATGGCAGCAGAACTTGGCATTCCGCAGTCAGCAGCTATCACCTGTGTGAAGCCGTCAGGTACAGTGTCGCAGCTTGTTGACAGTGCTAGTGGTATTCATGCCCGTCACAATCCATACTACATTCGTACTGTACGGGGTGACAACAAAGACCCAATCACGCAGTTCCTTATCTCAGAAGGTATCCCTGCAGAGCCTGACGTGATGAAGCCTGACAGCACTACAGTGTTCAGCTTCCCAATGAAGTCACCCGACGGTGCAGTCACACGCTTCGACATGTCTGCCATTGAGCAGCTTGAACTGTGGCTTATGTACCAGCGTCACTGGTGTGAACACAAGCCAAGTGTCACCATCTCTGTCAAAGAGAATGAGTGGATGGAGGTAGGCACATGGGTCTATGAACACTTTGATGAGGTATCAGGTATCAGCTTCCTGCCATTCAGTGAGCATACTTATAAGCAAGCACCATATCAGGACATTGATGCAGATACCTACGAAGAACTCTTGACACAGATGCCAAAGCATGTTAATTGGAGTATGTTACAAGAGTTTGAGAAGGAGGACACTACATCAGGTGGACGTGAGTTGGCATGTACTGCTGGCGTCTGTGAAGTAGTGGACTTGAATGCCGCATAATCGTCCGCACAGAGTTATAGCGAGTTCATGGTAATATACATAAATTTCGCTATAATTTGTGCATGTCGAGATGATATGTTAAGAAAACAGGATTTTGTTTACATATGCGTTGATTCCGATATAATAAAAGTATAGGATGTAACACATAGAAGGAGGACAAAGCGCAATGAAACTAGAGATAGCAGACTACATTGAGTTAGCGGATGGTGGTGCTGTTGTCACCTTTGAGATGGATGAAGAGACACGAACGGGCTTGATTTCAGAGGCGATACAGCGTAGAATAATGGAAGGATTGGAGAACATACACAATGACCCAAACCAAACAGACCTTGAAGAATACCTCAAGAGTATGGAAGATGGGTGATGGCTGGGTGCAACACAACCCACCTAAGCATCACCCTTGTTACGAAGAGTGGATGAAACTGAAACAGCAGAAGGAGAAAGATAATGACAAGTGAATTACTAGTGCTATTTGCAATTTGGGTCATGGCCTTTGGTGCATGGTTTGAAGTGCGCAGCCTTCGCAAGTGGATGGAAAAACAACAGTAGGAGAAGTGTTATGCAAAACCTAGAGCCAAAGATTGAAGACCGTAAGAAGTTTGACTTAGACCTTGAATACGGAAAGGTACGTGAGCAGATGGTAGCTGACATGCTACAGGACAAGCGTATCGAAGTTAAATCAGAACGTGATGTGTGGCAACGCACAGGCAACATTGCCATTGAGTACGAGTGCTACGGCAAGCCTAGTGGTATAAACGCAACAGAGTCAGACTATTGGTTTCATAATCTGTGTGTAGGGGATGAGGTATTTGCTACACTTGTGTTTGACACTAATAGCCTTAAGCGTATCATAGACAACCTTGACTACAAGAAGTCTGTATCTGGCGGAGACAATAACGCATCACGTATGTACCTGCTCAATCTACAGAAGCTGTTTTCTTCGGACGTAATCAAAGCATTCAAGGAGGGAATGAATGAACAAGAGTCTGGCAAGTAACTTTGACGACGGCTACAATGCTTTCAGGATGGTAGAGAGGCGTAATGGCCGCTACCATCAAGTTGCCAATCCAATGAGAAAGAATACTACGTCATTCCGTGAGTGGCAACGCGGCTGGGAAGCTGCATACTTTGAGAACTTGGAGAAACAGAATGAGCCTAGAGCAAGAAGCTAAACAGTGGATGAAGGAGAAGCAAATGAGTACGATTACAGCAACGCTTTACCAAGACAAAGCATGTGAGACAGCAATCTTCCCAAAGCACAAGGCAATGGAGTATCTTGCTCTAGGACTTACAGGTGAAGCGGGGGAGATTGCCAACAAGATTAAGAAGTTCATCCGTGACGGTGCCACAGAAGAAGAGTTCCTTGAGAGAAAGATTCAGATTGGCTACGAGATTGGAGATGTCCTGTGGTACTGCGCAGTGTTGGCAGAAGAGATGGGCATGAACTTGGGACACATCATGGAGAAGAACTTGCAGAAGCTGAATGACAGGAAGAAACGAGGTAAGCTGTCAGGCAGTGGCGACAATAGGTGAGCAAGTGGTTTATGCGAGTGTACGTGGCTGTTGTAGTCACGTACATCGCTTACATAATTGGAGTAGGATTAGTGCATACGATATGTGACTGCTTGCGTTAAAAGAGAGGGGGCAATTAAGCCCCCTTTTTTATTTAAGTGATTTGTCGTATGCCTTACCAATCATAACGAGACGAGCAATGTCCTTTTCATTTGTCGGGTCAGGCTCCCTGTCATACTGCTCAACAAACCTAACACCGGCAGCAACACGTGTCTCTTTAGTCAACCGGCGATACTTCAACATGTTTTCTGCATAAACAGGAGCATCTGCTGTCAGCACTTTTCCTTTAGATATCTTAGTGCGTACTTTCTGTATCTGCTTTTTAATCAATGCACGTACACGGCTAGATACATATTGCTCCTCTGTAAACTCTTCCTTTACTTTGTCGCTGGCAATCTGGTATTGCCCACGTAGACTCTGTTCGTATTTCTTAGCACGGTCTACGATACCGGGCAGTGCATCACGCACTACCTGATTCTCAAACCTACGAATGCTAGGTACCTTTGACTTGCTACCAAGTTCAAAGTCAGTGTAGCCAAACTGGCCTATGTATTCACCATACTCGTCATCGACAGTGGCTAGGTTGATACCACCAAGCACACGGAATAGTGGAGCAACACGACGTTTCTCCTCTGCAAACAGGAACTCACGCTTCGGCAGTGCAGCCTCTTCTTCTGGCGACATGAACCGTGCAAACGGACGGGATATCTCACGCATGAACGTGCCTTGGAAGTCCATTGTAGGGTCTTCTGCCGTGTCTTTGTATAGCAGACCGCGCTCACCTGTAGCACGTTGTGCCTCAATAACCTGAGAGAATGGTACCATCCATGTGGCGGCATAGTTACCCAAAGTACGACCAAGCAACCTCGCTGCTTGTTCTTCATCAGCTAGGTCCACACCAGTTGCAAGGTCAGCTACTTCTTGCACAAGACTTTGACCTACGCCCTCACGAATGTTTGTGCCTAAGAAAGTCTCTGTAAACTCTTTAGCCTTAAACCAATCACTAAATGTGCCTTCTTTGAAGCGGCGCATCACTTCACCAAGATACATAAATTGACGCAGCGGATACTGTGGCGTGGTATCCATTACTGTATCATCACCTGTCTTTAATAGTTTATAATCAGATGGCGCATCTTCAGAAGTTCTATACTGATATGCTGCACCAACAGCAGACATCGACATCAAAAAATCAGCAGCATAGTCAAGCGCGTTTTCGTTCTCCTTATCAGGCTCATCCATGATGATAAATGGGAGACCACCCATACCTACAATATTACGAGATATACGTTGTCTATCTTTAGCAGATAGCTTTGCCCCACCTATTCTACCGCGAGTAACAACACTTGCGACCTTACGTGTAAGCGGAATGGATGCGCCAGCAGCGTACTGTCCCATCAATTCCATACTGTTAAACATAAAGCGCGGGAATGGCATGACAACAGTCAGGCCATTGCGTACGATAAACTGTGATGTAGAACGGAACACAGGGATGTCAGGCTGCTTTGCGTACGTAACATCCAATGCTTTTTGTGTAGCGTCCTCTACAAGATTAAGGAATGACCGTGCGTCCTTAGGACGTACACTGCCAGCATCATTAAGCAGGTCACGTATCTTGCCAGCATTGATTGTTTCAATCAGGTCAATTCCATACTCACGTTTAACAAGACGTTCAAGTTCCCCAAGAAATGCGCCGCGACGAATCAGATGTTCTTGCCAACGGTTAGGTGTATTAAGAAGGTCAACACCATCTTCTAGCTTTGTGGCTACGAAATCCAGCCCTTTACCTACCTTGGTTACAGCTTCGCCCCTACCAGTCAGCCTTTGAATTTCGTTGATGTTGTTGAACATCAGGTCAAACTGTCCCGCTAATTCAGGCCGGTCAATAATAAAGTCTACGTATTGACGTGTCTGCCCTATGGCACGGGGGTCAAACATATACTTCATATGACGGAAGCTGTCACGCCAGTTAGACGAAGACAGTAGCGACTTAGCAGCAGCACCAGCACCTTCTTCTGACAGATTATACAAAGCAGTGTCCATCACATTGCCTAGCCCTTCCATTGGCGCACGAATGCCGCCAGAAGAAAGGTTACGTGCCGCAGTAGCAATTTGAGACACAAGACCACCACGACGGATGTTCTCAAGCCGCATGACACCCTTACGGATGGCACCCTGCGCATTCACAGTGGCCTTCTCCTGTAGGGCAATCATTTCGTTAGCGGGACGCAGACGCTTAATCTGAGACAGCTTGTTCAGAATCTTACCTGCCTCAGAGCCAGAGCCGACAACTGTAAGAATGTAATCCTCAAACGAAATATTATACTTGTTGAGCATATCAAGCAGTTCACTGCCTTGCAGCACAGGATTTCCCTTTAAGTCTTGTCTGACAGTTAAGTCAAACAGATGGTCAATGACGGTATAGTCTTTTCCATTGGGGTGCTTCTTAGGTTTGAATGCGTCAGGAAACTGTTTCTTTAAGTCAGCGGCAGCAGCCACAAGACCATCAAACTTTTCTGGCTTGAGAAGAGGCGACGTGATTGTGTCTAGTTGTCCAGCCACAGCGGCGGCGTTAAGGTCTACATCAGCGTCACCTGTAAGTATCTGCCTTACACTTCCGCGTTGCGCTTCCGCAATCTCTTCCGCAGTTTCGACACCAGCCTGTCGCGCCTTGTCAAAGTCAATTACCTTTTGACCCTTTGCACCTTCACGGGAGATTACCTTTCCCGTGGTAGATTCAAATGCGTCAATAAGTTCTGAGGCAATCTCACTGTTCTGTTCTGCTATGCGCCGCGCTTCTTCTGTTTTTGCTGCTATCTCTTCCGACGTAGCGATACGGGCTTTTCTTATGTCCAGTTCTGGTTTAGCCGCCGCAGCTTTTGCAGCAGCACGTGCTTGGGTAGCATCTGCGGCAGCAATTTCTTTCGATACAGATTGATTGAGTCTTTTCTTAGCAGTAACAATTTCCTTGCTTGCTGCAATTTCTGCAGCCTTATCTGGTGCGTCAGCATGTTTTGCAATGGCAGCACGAAGGTCATCTGCAGCAGACATAGAAGCACGTTGTGTTCTGGTGGCTAGTCTTTTTGTGCCACCCGCAATACCTAACAACGGTATACTCTCTGTGAAGGTAAGGAAGTTCATTACCTCACGACCTGCACCTTTAGCAAATGTCGCAGGGTCTTGCTTACTTCCTGTGAGACCAAATACCATACCGTCATAGACATCTGGTGCTGTCTCTTGCATCTGCTCTGCCAGCGTTTCCACACCGTCTGTAAAGGCTTCACCCGTCCATTCAGCAGCGTTGCCAACATCAGTCATGCGATTATACATGAAAGAACCAAGGCCAATGCTATTTGAGGCATTAAAGAAGGCAGACAGATATGGGCTTTCTTCTTTGTCCATAGAAGGAATGAGAACAGCCTCAACAAACTCGTCAGTGTCCATGCCAAAGTCAGCAGCTTCGTCTTCTAAATACTGCTCCCTTTCTGCACGTTTTTCTGCCCCACGTTCTGTACGAGAAAGTTCAGCCAGTCTCGCAGACTCAGCTTGTTGCTGCACAACTTCTACAGCTTGCTCTGGCTCGTTATACACATACTTATATGGGCCAGCAGACACTGACTTTGTGCTGGCATGAGGTTGTATAGCATCAAGGGGGGAATCAGAAGGTACGAGAGATGCCTTGGTTACAATGCCAAGTTCTGCTGCCTTTTCGTAGTCAGTAAGATTACCCTGTTCATCGAACAGTTCTGGCTGCTTCTCTCTGTAATACGAAAACAGGTCGCCCTGTGTCATTGGCACGGGTGCATCAACATCCGTTGCTTCAGGCACAGTGTCACGACCTGCGGTATCTTCAGGAAGGTGTACCATATCATCTGCCGCAGCATCATTTACAGCAGCATTGATAGGTGCATTGTTTTGTAATCTGGCACGGGCTGCAGCTTTGCGGTCTTGAATGGGGGTTACATCTTCATCCTGCGTTTCTACAGGACCAGATGCTACTTGTGTTTGACTTGTAAGCCGCTGCCTAGCCCTATCTTTTGCATTCATCAGAAGAGGTCGCTCCCTGTCCACAATACGTTTTTAACTACGCCGTTTTCTTCATATTGAATTATATCACCGGCTTTATATGCACCAGCATCAAACGCTTTATCCAGAACAGTCTCACGGTCAGTTTCCACAATAGGTGTTGCGCCACTAGCAAGCTGTTTCTTTATGTAACTTTGTGCGTCTTCTATCAAACTGCTGCGTTGTGCCTCAATGGTTCTGTTCATCTGTGAGTCATTAAGACCAGCAGTTCTGTATTCAACATTAGTAAGCGCACGAGACATGCGGTCATAATATTGAACTTCGTTTCCTTCAATCATATAGTCTAGCTGTCCTTCGATATCTACAACAAGCCCAGCAGGTTGAAGCTGTCGTTTAATCTCTGCATTGATAATGCTATCTACAGATTGGCGGCTAAACGTGGGAGTTGTGGTACCTGTGTCTTTTGCCAGAGCAACATCAGAAATACCTTTGAGAGCATGTGCGCGTTGCTTCTCAAGAATGTTAAGAGTATTTCGATTTTGTTGTTCGGGCGGACGAGTCAGTTCCTCTGCAATCTTTTGTTCTGTAGCAACAAGCATAAGTTCAAATGTAGCGAACTTCGGTGCATTCTTTGCCTTGTTAATCTCCATTTGTTTTTCTTCGATGCTAAGTCTAGACAGGTCTAGGCTAAGTCGGGACTCTTCTGCCTGTCTTTGCGATTGGGCGATTGCTAAATCAAGCCTTGCTTGGTCCCGCGCACCTTGAGCAATTGCAAGAGTATCACGAACTTCTTGAGAGTCACCTTCTCTTGCCTCTCTTTCCACAGCAAGTTGATACTGATTATCGGCCAGACGCATATTGTGTCGCGCTTTCTCTTCTGCGGTAGCAAAAGTCTGACGTGCCTCACTATACTCGACTGCAGAGATAAACTTACTGCGGTCAATACCAGCCATCTGAACTTCCATGTCAGGTTTTTCTACAGGAGCAATAGGTGCAGCCTCTTCTACCCGCTTCATTACGTCAGCAGCCATATCAGGCTTAAACAGTGCGCCATACAGGCCAGCACCTGTGACCTCACCTTCAATAGCAGGAAGAGTAGTAACAGGCGTGATAAACTTGCTAATGTAGTCTTGCATCTGACCCGGTTCAGCAACCTCTTTAGCAAAGCTAAGTGCCGTATCTATATCTACACCAGCTTGCTTATTCTTCAAGAGTTCCTGATAGAGAGAGTTTGCACCTTCAATATTTTGACCGCCGGACATGTATAGTTGTGCTGCCTTGTCGATGTCCCCATCAACAAGACTTGCCAGATTACCAAGAGTCTTCTCAAGTTCGCGCTTTTCTTTTTCTTGACGTTCAATTTCAGCACGACGACGGGTAATACGATACTGAGCCATGCCCTCTGCACGTTCCTGACTACGCTCAATATCTTTCTTTAGTTGTGCGTCAACACTCTGTGCTGCACCCGTAATAAGCCCACTAAGAAAACCCATTATGCTCTCCGTGCCATCAGCCCTTTAGGCTCTTCTGCCGTAGGCTCTGTTTCAACCTCTGGCTCTTGTTCCTCTACATCATCAATGCGTTCTTTCATCTCACGACGAATCATGTCGAGACGAGCATCACTGGTTTTAGTAGGCTTGTCATCAGAAAGCCCATCATCATATTCAATGCCAGCATTCTCAGCAATCAGCATAAGCATTTCCATAATCAGTGGAATGACTAGCATACCCACATCAATGCTGTGCTTGCCTTCCATAACACCTGCCATCTGCATAGTGTTAGCAATCGTAGTCACAGGGACACCCATCTCCATGACCTCAATAGCCTGTTCCATATATTCTTCTGTGGCCATACGGTCCATATAGAAGTTAATGGTTTCGTCCACAGTTGTGAACTGTGCAGGTGATTGCCACGGCCTTGCACCCAACTCATGCGTAAGAGACATGCCGGGAATAGGCGCATCAAGCAACGGGTTCTGTTCTTCAATTGCCATTTTTCAGCATCTCTCTCTGCTTACGAAGTTGTTTCATGTGCTGTGCGACACGATAGGCTGGCTTATTGACAGCATCTTGAGAGACATTGCTGACCATCTTACGAGGGGCAAGCAGTCCAGTAGAGGGGGCTTGCTTATCTTCTTGAAGCGCATCAATGTCCATATTTAGATACAGTTGTCTAGCCGGATTTATCATGTTATATCCTATCCAAATTTAGCACCGATAAAGGCACTACCCAGTGTTCCTACAAGGCTACCAAGTGCAGTACCTGCAGCCGTATTGCTTTGCTCTGATGCAATCTTAGCACGTTCATCCGCATTCAGTGTGGCAATAGCCATGTCGGCAATGCGGTTCATCTCATTCTCAGCAGATGTCCATGCCCATTCCATAGTGTCTGCATAGTAAGTCCACAAATTGTCATATGCAGTCTTGCTTATATCAAGTATGGCACTTGCATTCAGTTCATTGACACGGTTGACTGCAGCAGTGTCTGCTGTGGCAATCTCTCTGCGCCACTGTGCATTGTTCTGTGCAATCACAAGCTGGTTCTGTGCATTGAACTGGTCACGTTGATTATTCAGTTCAGCATTAAAGCGTTCAAGTGTATTACGTTGACCTGCATTAAATTGCTCTTGTGCATTTACCTGAGAGGCATTGAACTGCTGCGTCTGATTGGCAAGGCTTGCGAAGAACTGGTCAACCTGATTCTGCGAACTTGCATTGAACTGACGTGCAGCATTAGTTGCAGCTTGGTCAGTGAACAGGCTCTGTATACGCTGCTGCGCCTTAAACATCTCAGTCTGCTGCTGATTGGACAGATTAGCCATATCCATATTCAAGAAGGACTGCGCATTCGCAACAGCAGCTTGCTGCCGATTATTCAAATTCTGCGAGTCAAGCTGTGCCAATGCACTTGCTTCTGCCATAACCATAGCCTGTGAGTTAGACAGGTTATTCAGGTTCATGGTATTGGCAGCACGGCTATTCTCAAGCTGTACCTGCTGCTCTGCAGTAAAGTTCATGTTAGCAATGTCACTAATCTTAGCGGCATTCTGAACACGAGCCTGAAACTCTTGGTCAAACTCTTGACCCATAAACTGCGCACGTTGCTGTGCAGCAAGCATTGCACGTTGTTGCCTGTTGGACAGGTTCTGTGCCTCAAACTGCGCACGAGTGGCAGCATCAGCCTGTGCAATAGGAAGAGCAGCCTCAAGCGTAGCCTGAACAATTGCCTGACCAGCGAGGCTGCTTGCACCTAATCCACGCTGTGCCATCTGTGCTGTAGCATTACGCATAGCACCAGCAGCCCATGCAGGTGGATTGGCAGCATCAAAGTTAGCAGTCAGATTAGCAAGCTGACCCTGTACAGTAGCCTGTGTAGATGGTGTAGCTTCCGCTGCTTGAATCTGTTCAGTAAACTGTGCAGCCGTAGCGGCATCTGCTGCTGCACCACTGATAAGTTCACCCTGCTGAATGTTCCTCTGAACAGGATTATCAATTAGTGTAGCATTTCCTTGCGCTGCTGTCAAGTCCCCAACACTGGATGCTGTTTGCTGGGCCGCTGTGACCTGCGCACGTGGGTCTACAGTACCCTGTGCTGCCTGTGTAGCCTGAACTGCACTTGCGACTGCTGGTGCGGCTTGAGCAGCTTCCATAGTGGCTGCTTGCTTTTCCTGTGTAGGTGCTGCCTGTGCTATGCCAGCCATAGCTGTAGGCACTGCAACGGCACCAGTGACTGTACCCATTCCGGGTTGGATATATTGACCGGCTTCACTAGGAGTGAGTGCAGCTTGTGTTACACCACCTACCGGCAGTCCCGGTTGATACATACGCTGCATAGATGCTTGATTGATTGTAGGAGGTGCTTCTGTCTGTGCAGCAGGTGTTGTGGCAGCTTGCTGTTGCTGTGCAGACATTGGCTGCATACCAAAAGTATTTTGTGGTGTAAGACCACCCGTCTGCATCTTCACAACATTTGCTCGTTGCACTGCGCCACCCTTTGCCATCTGCATGGCAGCATTGGTGTACCGCTGCATCTGCTGCTGACGCATTGGGTCTTGCTCAATGTAACTCTGGAACTGGCCCATGTCACCGCTGTAGCCCATAGCTTTGGCAATCTTGTTCATTGCTTCTGGTTTGAATGCCTTGAATACAGCCATTAGTTAAGTCCCATAAATACTGATACCACCATTGCAATCACGAGCATGGTGCTACCCATAATCATTGCTTCCAGTCGCCACATGCGCTTGTCCAACGAGTCTAGCTTCCCATGAACCAACTCACGGAACATGGCACACTCTTTCTCGTGCGCTTCCAAATCCATTGCCACCTTGAGTGTTTGCTCTGGCATCTGTTCCTGCGCCAGCTTCATCAGTCAGCATCCTGAATGGTCAAGGTACCGGCGGCGACCTGTCGCTGGATTTCAGCATAATGAATGTTATCAGGGTCAAGAGGCACAGATAAAACAACGCCATCAATAGTCGCAGTCACAGACGCATTGTCCCCGTCTGGATTAAGTGCATACTGTGCAGATGTAATATTCATCTCGTTCATGCTTACAACTCCGCTATAAAGTCTATATGGTCGCTAGTCGTATTAACACGAATTTGCGCTGCATTACCGGCTGTCAATCCGCTGCCGTCACGAACTCCTAGCAACTCCACAAAGTTTTTAGTTTGATTTGATATAGTTACTGAGGAAGCAGCCGCACTGTCACCTGTAGCGTTTCTAATATAAATATTCTGATGTGCCAGTGTAGGGTTTGCCCTCATTTCAACTTGCAGAGGTACTGTGGCAATCATTTGACTTGTGCTGTATGCCTGTCCTACTGCGAAAACAATGTTCCCACTGTGGCGGACATAATAGCGTTTTGCTTTTTGAAGGGTGACCCCATAGGGTTCATGCTCAAACGGCGTGGCCTGTTCGCCAACCTCAAGCTGGACGCCGGTAAGTTGAAAATAATTTCCTACTGTATCTGCCAAGTTAACATTGCTAGACGAAACTCTGTCCGCAGTATCATTTGCTTGCCACGACGTTCCCAGTGTTCCACTCGTATAATTAGAACCAGCACCAAGATGCCAAAGGACATAGAACCCGACGCCGTTGTCGTTGTTCAAAGCACCGCTTGTATCTCCCACAAACGTGATAGTCTTGTATTCCCACGTTCCAGATGAAGACACGGTGAATGTCTTGCTGATGTGACGGTTGTTGTCGCCATCAAAGATTTCTGCTGTGTATGTGCCTGTTTTGTTGCTCTTGGCATAGAATGAAAGCGTGACACTTTTCGCATCAGCCGAACCTTTGGCAAGATGCTGAAGGTCTTGCGCCTCAATGATGTTTTGAATTGTAATGCTGTCATTCGCAGCCGGTGAAGCGTCTGCTGTCGTACATTCTAACTTCACAGATTTTGTAAACCCAGCAGGGCCATCGCTTTCTTGAGTGTGTGTGAATGTACCCATATTAACTGGGCCAATTTTAAAACGGTCTACGGTGTGATACGCAATGTTAGTTTGTGTGGCAGCACTCGTTCCCCGCTGCGCCACCTGCATCGCACCGTTGATGATGAGGTTCCTGTTCGACAACGCCGACTGCGAACCAATCAGTGCGGCGAGTTCTGCTGCCTTACTCATGCGAGGTCTCCCATTACTGCGCTACAATAGATGCCGGGGTCACGATATGTGCCGCTGTCATTCGTATTCCTCACACGGCCCTTGCTTGTTGTGATTTCTCTCACGATGGAGTTCTCGACAGATGTTGCTGCTTTGTACCCTGTGGTGGCAATGAGAGAATAGTTATCTGTACCCATTGCGCTAGTATAAGTAAAACTAGCATCGCCCGTGCCTTCATCTGTTATAGAGGCCACATTAAACGAATCATTAGCCACTGCTGTCGCACCGTCCTGCTGCACCCACGCCTTCGCACTACCGTTGGCAACATACGACATGCCCACGCTGTTCGCACCGGCTGCATCCTTCAGGGTGTTTACTCTAAGTTCACTAGCCATTATGCGAGGTCTCCGTGTACTACACACATCGTGTTATCAGCGTCTGCAGCCGAATGGCTGGTATCACGTGTAATAATTTCAAACACAGTGGTGCTTGGGGTGCTGTTAATATCGACGTGTACTTGATTTGAAATTGCAGGGCCAGCGTAGTCAGCATTGTTCATAGCGTTTGAAAAAGCAAACTGATACCGCCCTGTGCCGGGGTCTGTTGTGCTACTAAGATTGAAGCTGTCCGAAGCGGCAGCACTTGAGTCTGAGTGCGCCCACATCTTCGCCAACCCCTGCTGCAACGACTGCGTAGCTGCGCCACCCTCGCTGGTAATCGTGATATCACCTGCGCTGGTTACACCCTGCATTTCATCGACTTTGAGTATGCTTGCCATTATGCGAGGTCTCCATGGAGCATAGTTGTCAACACATCAGTATCAACAGCATTTGAATTTTCGTAGTGAATAAACTGGCAACTACCCGTCAACATAGTTGCGGATGAACCCAGTCTGTTTCCAAGTAGATTTGACGAAGTTGCCATTGAACATAAATTTGCAGAGTAGTTCCCGTCACTCATAGAAGAAACAAAAGAAGGTATTATTTCTCCAGTAGACGCATCAGAAACACTTGAGGTATTAAAGCTACCTCGTATTACAACCGTATCTTTTTGGTCGTAATTTAGCCAATGCTTCGCCGCACTCTGCTTCGTCAGCGTAACAGCAGACGTTCCATCCTTCGCAGCAATCTCATCAACATTAAGTACGCTGGTCATACGATGCTCCAATATCCGTTAACAGTGACGGTGGCATTGTCCTGTGTAATCGGCCCAGCCGACACACCATTCTCGTCACTGTCGATAGTGATGTCTGCGCTGATGGTCTGACCGTTCAGGCGAATGATGCTGTCATTGCCCTTGAATGGGTAGCGGGTATCCGACTGCGACTTGGTGTACGAGTCAGCAACCCCGAACACGTCATACACGACCATCTCAACAACGTCGTTCAGGGATGCGCCAGTGACCAAAACGACTGTCGTGCCGGTGGTGGCAGTGTAGTCCGTACCGGGCTTGAGAAGCACACCGTTCTGGTACACGTCCACGTACAGCGAGTCAGTGTAAGCAAGTACCTTACTGTCTGCGTCACTGCCGCTAAACGATGTCTGCCCCGCCGTTGCCTGATAGACATAGCGGTTGCGGACAG